TATCAATATCCAGATGGGCCCTATCAATCGTCATCCTCCGAATCGTATCGGCCTCATCCTGGATAGATTCAAGAACCTCAGGCTCACCCTTGCCATAAAACTTGTGCGGGCGCTTCACGTCAACATTCTTAGCAAAGGGAAGTTGTTTGTGTTTGTAGGGGTTGGGGCCTGAACGGACCATGACATCGTTGGCGACAATCCACAACCGATCATGGGGTCTTGTAGACCAATACCACAGTACTTCTACATCCTTCTCCTTATTAATCCCGTCAGGAGGCTGATACCACTCATAGTAATTAATATCTCCTCCAGGTTTAACATACTTCGCATTTCCAAGAGGATCCCAGATGTCACCTGAAAAAAATGTCTTGAAGTCATCAATATTCATTATATACCGACGGATACAATCTCTCGCAGCATAGGGGCCTGTAAAATCCCGTGCCTTCTCATCGACAAAAAAGTCCTCAAGTCTGACATTTTCCATAAACACGTCATCATAATTAAGGACTTCCGTTTCCTTCGTAATTTTCTTCCCATCAACATCCCTGATATTCTGCACCATCCGTTTATCTGCCCAGTAAAACTCCTGTGCAATGGCCGTCCCTTTAATAAACGTATTCTCCCAAATATCATACAATTCCTTGTCCCAGTCAGAAACTTCACACGTATAATTAAACGCATGGCCCATGACAAGAGCGCGCGGGGCGTCTTCAATCCCTTGGGGAATAATTTTCGGACGGAGCTGGAGTTCAACGACTTCTGAGAGCGCGGTTTCTATTACAGAAAACGTAATGGGGACGATGTGATTAGACTGCCACTGATCCGCACCCCTATCCTCCCGCCAGTTCTCGTAGGCTTTCAATCCTTTTTCCGCCTGCTTCATTGCAGCAACGCGGTCCTCCGCATCGTTCATCTCCTGCTTTCTCGTATACACGAAGCGAACATTATTTTTTTCCTCATCACTAGGATTGTATTCGGAGCGTATTGTAGGGGTTTTTTTCTCTGCCATAGCTTTAAGTATACTATATTAATACAAATATTGGTTATGATACCTGTGCGTCTTCTGTCTTGGGGGAAAGAGAAGATCCAGCATATAGGACTCGGCATCTATAATATCGTCATTCCTTCCCCTTGGGAATTTCATCAACTCATCTTCTAAATACACGGTAAGCGGATGACCGTTTCTGTGAAAGATCTTTCCATTCTCGTAACTGGGTTGAAGCCCTTTAATACGCTGATCCTTACTTCTATCCTGTGTTTTCAACTCCCGTATAGGAACCATCTTGTGCGTATTTTTCATCTCTTCTCTCAGGGTATAGGCCAGGGCCTTTTGAAATGCTACAGTTTCAATACCAATCTCCTTCGGACTCCACATTGAGTTCAACTCAAAAATCTTGTTAATAATCTGGTTCGGCGTATAATGTCCTCTGACAATATCAAGAATAAAAATATTTCCAAATACATCAATTCCTGAAACGACCATCGCCGTATAATCCGCCTCCTTATCCAAACTGATAGCAGGATCTATCGTCAGAACCTTCGTCATCTCCTTACCCCGAATATCCTCTATGTCAAATCGTTGAAACCATCCTTTCTTAAACGTCGCAGACTCATCGGGGACTGGATTGTTGAGATATTGCGCTGAATTAGATGATGCATAACCCCATGCAATATAATTTCCAGTTCCTGTTTCTAATGCAAAAACTTCTTCCATTCCTTCTTCAATAATATCCAATACTTTATCTCGTTCTTTAATAAATCGTTTACCTTTTCGTATCATTTTATCCGCTATCTGATATTTTTTTGCTGGATCTCCATAACGGATTAAATCAATTTGTGTTTGAAAATTATCCTTTAACCAAATCATTAATATATCATTCGGTTGTCTTTTGGAACTATCCGCTTTTTTAACATATTCACTATATTCAATATTAAGAATATTAAGTGTATTTTTTATTTTATCTATAACAACTTTATTTTTAAATCCTTGACTAATAGTTAAACATCCTCCGCTTTTTGCCGATCCTTCACCATCAAACATTCCCGCCAAATATTGCCATGCATCTTTTTGCTCCTGAGACCATATTTTTTCTTCAACAGGACATACAAACATAAGATCACGTCCGATTTTAGCTGAAGCATATTGCGAATGCGTTTTATCCGTTCTTCCCCGTGCGGTATACCATTTATGCTGTCTTGTACATCGGACAGTTCTTCCTGATTCCATAGATAAAATATTTACGGGAGCTAATAACGAAGATTTATTTTTAACAATAGTTTTTATCAATACAGTTCTCTCATCTCCCTGTCGTTCAAATCCGATAATTTCATCTCCAGGTTTTACCTCTCCAATGGGTTTTGTTGTAAAATCACTCATAAGAATCGGCGTTTCATATGGCGTACAAAACTCATACCACCCCTTCCCCTTTAACCGCTCCAACAACTCCTCTCTCGTAAACTTCTCAGGCCACAAAGATTGAAAGCCTTCCCCCGTCATCAAGTCCCCCTCATAGGCCTTCTTAATCATCACATCATACTGAATACTGGCTCCCGAATCTTTGTCCATCAACCATGAGTACAATTCTCCCTCAGTCCAACGGGTTCCGATAACAATCAACTGTCCCCCTGGCTCCAACAAATCCAGTGCATCCTTGTAGCGTAAGATAACTTTCTCTATAGATTCTCTCGTCTCAATATTATCCCTATTTACCAGATCGTCCATAATAATTAAATCAGGATGTGATCCGACAAGATTAGACTCCACTCCAGATGCCCACACCGTCGGACCTTTAATATTCTGGTTACTTCTTGACAATGTAATACGGTCCTGACTCCACTCCGTATTCCCCTGAGTGAGATCCCCGTACAGATTGATGAGCGTTTCATTGTTCTGGAGGTGGCGCTTAATTTCCGTGAGAAAGTCGACAGCCATCTGCCAAGTAGCGTTTAAAATTAAAATCCTTATATTCGGGTTATTGATTATCTGGTGGAGTGAGTACCCTATCGTTATAAGCGTACTCTTCAAATGTCCACGGGGCATCAATATTAATTTCTTCTTCTTCCTGTCGTCCTGTACAAATTTACACAGTTGTTTGTGAAAATCGCCCATCTGCTGTTTGCCTTCTTCGACGTTTAATACAAACCTGTTAAAGACAAATAAACTATCCCTCGCTTTTACCTGGACGGCTTTTTCAAATGCATGCTCCGCTTCCAATAACTGGATAACCTTGACGCGCTTGTTCTCATTCATCGGCATCATCTTCACGCGTTCTATTCCTGCTAACACTTCTTCATCGGTTTGCATATTACTTATACGGGAGGATAATTCCGTTCTCCGTTTTCTTCTCTTCTTGTTTGGTCATCTCCTTCACCGCTGTCACGATAAGACGGGCTATCGCATTGAGATCTACTTTCGGATCTCCTGAGGGTTTTATTCCTTTAGCGTAATACTCATGTTTGGGGTTTCTGATCCACAGTACAATCCCTTTATCCGTTGACTGGGCTACCCATTGAAAGCCTGTAGGAAGGTCCTCATCCCAATAGGTCATTTCTTTCCGCATCTCACTCATTAAAAGCTCCTTGTAGGTCACTACATGGGCCTTATTGTCATCCAATTTCGTCATCACATCCGCTATCCGATCCTCCTCCTTCTTCCGTTCCTCTTTCCCCACTTCCTGTACCCATTTAGCTGCTTTTCTATCTGATTCCTGACCCAGGACTTCTAATTTCTCTGCATCCTCTGCTACCTGCTTTTTCAACTCCTTATGACGTTCCAGTTTTGTGAGATTAGATAATGAATTTTTCACTTTACTTACCATATTTACTATAATAACATTTTGTACATAACCCATGTCCACTATGTTTATTAGAATTTTTTAGACAATTAATACACACTTCATAGTCTCTTGACCATTTTTCTCTCAATACTACTGTGTCACGTTTTCTTCTAGCATGTAATTTGCTATGACAAATTTTACAAATAGGTAATAAATTTTTTTCAGAATCATTTGTATTATCAAAATCTATATGATGAAAATAAATAGCTTTTTTTATTTTACATACTAAACATATGTCAAAATTTTTATATTTTTTTTCCCTGTCTTTTTTACCTAAATTATGATAATTTTTTATTATCTGATGAATACGTTGACGGGAAACTCCTAATGTTCTTGCTATAGAAGCATATGTCTGATTATGTTGGTACATCAATGTAATTGTCTGTTTATCTAACATAAAATTATTGTAACAAAACAACTTGACAAATGTCAAATAATCTAATATATTAATGTGGTGAAACCGACTATTGCACTGGAAGATATTGAAGAAGGAGAGTTTGAAAAAAAACCACTTGTATACATCCGCTGGTGTGATGCTGTCGCTGCCCCAGATGAATGGAGAACTGTAGAAAATGCCGTTGAGTGGGCTGAAGGAATGTATTGGTTAGTAGAACAAGTAGGCTGGA